TCTTATAGGCTACAACACACTGCCCCCCTGGCAAACACCAGAGGGGCTAGATCGAGCACCTATGTGATGGGTTGGAGCTAGAGCATTTCTAGTATGTCCTTCATCCAATGCGTTAGCTGTAACTCGCGTACCGACTTTACATACCCTTCCTTGCCAAGTGTCACGAGCGTTTGCTCTATGGCATGCTTGACCTTTATCACCTCCTCTCGCTCCTCGGTCTCGGGCTCGGTGTTCCAGAACAGCTTCCAGGCTAGCGTCAAGTCGTATTGCCCGTCTCGTATCAGCTGGTTCTTGATCTCGTCCTTAGAGGTCGTATCCAACGTAACATGGTTGCTCATATCGTCACCTCTCCTTTTCGTGCAATAGATCATAGTGCGCGGCACTGTAGGAGTTGAATGCGCGACTGATGTTGTTACCTTCCTCTTGGCTGAATCGTCCATCGTCAACGCTTACAGCAACGGTTACAAGTACGGAGTATAGGCTTTCGATGCACTTCATCAGGCTCTTCTCGGTCTCGGTCATATCGTCACCTCGCCATTGGCTTTGTCTTTGACTAGATGCTTTGGTGCTTGTCTCTGCACGTATTTCTTTTCGCCCAATAGCTTTAAAGCTAGCACTATACAACTCTTAATCTGACAAGCTACCTCATGGTCTTTAGTATGCTTCTCCGTTATCGTGCATATGTACCAAGCTATTTCGCACGCAGTTTTCAGAGTCCTAATTAACTGCTCCTTTGCTTCGACAGGCTCTAATGTCCTCATATCGTCACCTCGTTGTTGACTATAGCCATGGTCTTGTCGGCTATGATCTTCGCTTTGTTCTCTGCATGCTCCGTGTGTCTCCTCGTGAGATCCCTCCATGCTTCGGCTTCCTTCGGATTCAGCACGAGGTCAGCCATGAGCGAGCAGATCTCGGCCTCTTGCAAAGCGTTGTTCATGCTCATGGTGAGCAGCCTGATCATGAGCCTTTGACGCTTCTTTTCGAACGTGGACATGTGCATCCCTTCTCTTATCCAACGGGGATTACATCATACCACAAATTCCGAAAATTTTTGCTTGACGTTTTGCAAAACGTGTGCAATGATGGAATCCCAACGGCACGACACGAAAGAAACGGAGCAAAGAAGATGCGAAACCCTGGCACGTGGCGCGTAGGTTTGTTCTCCTTTACCATGCTCGCGCTTTGCCTCTCCTTCGAGCTCTACGCCTTCGGACTCACTGAGGCCATCTTTCGTGTGGTCGTGCCCAACTGGATCATAGCCTTGTCGATACTGCGCTTCCTTTGCGCGGACGAGCTGGAGGGGAGGTGATTCTATGGCCATAAAGGCTAACTTTCGGCCGGTGCGAAAAGGTAGCCAAGTGAGGCGTGCGGTCGTTTTCACTCGCTGCATAGGTGACGAGGTGCTAGAGGACGGGTCTACGAGGCCCTTCGAGGACGTTCTCCTAGGGGACTACACGCCTAAGCAGGCTACCGCTTGCATCGGACGGGAGCGGGCCGACAACCTGGTACGTATCACTAGAACGACGGTCTACAAGCAAGTGTGCGTAATGCCGCTACTGGACTTCTGGAGCGCTTCGGTAGCGGTGACGGACCCCATCATCACGCAGGAATACGTGATGGACAAGAAGAAGGAGATCTAACCATGCCCGAAAACAACGAGACCACCAACTACGAGCTCGCGGCCATGAACGCGGCACCCGTGTACACGCTTGAGTGCATGTCCACGATCGGGGCGGACACCGTGGAGGACAAGAAGCGCGCGCTCCGCGCGAAGAACGCGGCAGGATCGCTTGCGCGTCGCTTCGCGCCCGGCGAGCCCTTCGAGGTCGTGGACATTCTCCAGACGCGCGGCACCATCCGCTCGCGTCAGGCAGGCGTTCCCGACAAGCCGTGCGTCAACACGTATTTCCTCCTTTCGGACGGTACGGCCGTCATGTCGCAGAGCTCAGGCATTGCCCAGAGTGCCCAGGACCTCATGACCCTTTTCCCGGGCCTGGGGCGCGACACCGAGGAGGGTTGCTTGCTCGTGGCCGTCAGCGAGCGCCAGTTGGACAACGGCAACACGATCAAGAGCGTTATTCCCGTCTAGCCTTTGCTAGTCTTTTCTCATGGTCCGTATGGGAAGGCCCCACCTCATGCGGTGGGGCCTTGTTTGTCTTAGGAGGTTGTTGGCAATGTCCGCAAAGGTGAGCATGTCGGTAAAGGAGGCGCGCGCGCTCGTGCGCCTCGCGTCTCTCAGGACAAGTAACTTGCACATTGGGTACGCTAACGAGAAGCTAGCGGAGCACGTCCTTTTTTCAGCCGGCTTCGGCCGCGTGCGTATCATGCACACTAACAGCGTGTGGTTCGTGGAGCACGACGTATACGACTACGACGGGGACTATGGTTTCGCGTGCGTGCGTGCAAGCGTGCTCAGGCAGATGTGCGACGGTCGCAAGCCTTCCTCCGCGATCACGCTCGATTTGGGAATACATGACGATCCTTCCATCAATTCGCGGCACTACGAACAGTTCTGCATCGACTACTTCCTGGACATTGGCAAGGACAAGAAGCGGCCAGTAGAATGCACCATGCGCGTCAATCCCATGATGTGCGAGCGCGTTATGGGATACATGGCCACGATGTGTGACACGTGCGATGTGTACATGGCCGGCGAGCACGTCCCCATGTTCGTATCCGCACAAGCCGGCGCCTACCGCGCGCTCGTTATGCCCGTCAGGAGGTAACGGCATGGCACGCGCAAAGAGGGCGTCAGACGAGCTATACAACGCCCGTAGAAGGGTCAGGAGGGCCGCAGAGAGCGCGGCACGCGCGGGAAACGCGGCCGAGGCCGCGCGCCTTAGCGAGCTTGCGCAGACGGGTGGCACAACGAGCATATCGGAGCTCAACGCGGCATATGAGGGCGCACGTGTACAGGCTTCGGCTTCGGTTTCGGCTTCGGCTTCGGCTTCGACTTCGCGCGCCCGCAAGCCATCCGACGACGTGTACAACGCGCGCAGGCGCTTACGTAGGCTTGCGGCTCGCGTGGAGAGGCAGGCGCAGGGCGCCACGGGGCCAACGAGAGCGCAAGCGCTTTCCTATGCCTCGAGACTCAGGGAAATGGCCCAGGCGGGGACTAAGCTCACGGGCGAGGAGCGGCAAGCGCTCTTGCAGAGATTGGCCGACGTGCGCGACGCGTCTCGCGAGGCCGCGTACGGCTTCTCTGCGGTCGCGCGCCGTAATGCCATCTTCATGCAGCAGATCAATGCGGCCGGCACCAAGGGTGCCCAATCTTCCATCGCAGGCGAGAAGGCCACGCTCTTCTGGGCTTCGACCGCGCGCATATGGAGCGCCGAGGGAGGCACGAGGGACGAGCGATACGAGAAGATCCTGGACTACTTCTATGTGGGGGACACGGCCGCAAGCGAGGACGTGGCCGACTTCCGCGAATGGCTGAAGGAGGAGAAGGGTCTCGATTGGCGCGACGTGTCCGGCGATTTGGGATACGTCTACGAGTGGGTGACCGAGGAGCTCAACGAGGACGTTTTGGGCGACTCGGACGAGGACGTTCCGGGAGATCCGGACGTTCCCTATGCGGCATGGTCCCAGCGCGTGCTATCCGTCAGGTGACGCACCATGCGCCGCGACTATCGCATATGGTGCGCTTTCGACACCGAGACGTGCAACATAGGTCGGCGCGCCTATCCCATCCTCTACATCTTCAACGACTTGCGCCAGGTGGACATAGCTACGTATGAGGTGGACGATCCGCGCGAGGAGGTCACGTTTCTGAGACATTCGGCTGAGGCCGTGGCCTACATAGAGCAGGTGATAGAGGACGGCATAGAGAGCGGGTACATCCCCATCGTGTGCGTCTACAACATGATGTTCGACCTACAGACCATCCTCTACGAGCTCGCGCAGACGTACGAATGCGTCGTGAACGCGCAGAGCTCGACGAACGTGTACACGCTTGACCTCATGTTGGACGGCAAGAAGGTACTGCGGTTCTGGGACACGTACCACCTGGAAATGGGAGGCCTAAAGGCCATGGGGCGCACGTGCGGAGTGGACAAGCTCATGGGAGATTGGGACTACGACCTCGTGCGCACGCCCGAAACGCCCCTAACGGAGCAAGAGTTGGGCTATGCCAAGCGCGACGTACAGGTGATACCGGCCTACCTTGCCTACCTTCTCAGGGCCAATCCCTGGATGCGGCCGGACATGCTAGGATGCAGGGTGCTCACCAAGACGTCGATAGTGCGCCAAATGGCACGTGCCGAGATAGGGCCCCTGGACGTGGACGTGCGCGGCCACAAGCTCAAATTGATAAAGGCTTTCGAGGAGCTATGCCGGCGTGAGCTGCCGCATGACTTCGATTCCTACGCGCTGAGGCTCGCGTGCTTTCGCGGAGGGCTCGTCTTCACGGCCGCTCGCTTCGCCGGCGTGCCCGTACGAAACGTGGTCTCGCTGGACGTGACGAGCATGCACCATGCCTACCTCAACGGCCGGCGCGTGCCCGTCGAATTCAGGCCCATAGAGCGCGAGGCGCTCGACGTGTGCGTGGCCGACATAGCACGGCACAGCGTGGCCGACGTGCTGAGGCACTACCACTACCCTTTCGGCCGTTGGCTCCATGTCCAGGTGCGCGCGAGGGGCGTGCGTCTCAGGCGGGGAAGCGCCTTTGCCGCGTGGGGCATAGCGACCCTTGCGCAGGCAAAGTTCGCGCGCAGGGTGCCCAGGCTCGACGTGGGTGACGAGAACGTGCGCGCGATAGAGGCGGAGAACGCGATACGGAGCGCCGGCTATGGTGACGTGGCGATAGGCGCCACCTTTGCGCTGGGCAAGCTCTACGAGGCTGAAGAAGTGATCGTGCACATGACCGAGATAGAGCTCTGGTGCTTCATGCAGGTGTACGAGTACGAGTCATTGGAGGCCATAGGCGGCGAGATAGCCACGCGTTCGATCTTGCCGCCCGACTACGTATCCTTACAGTCCAACGTCTTGTTCGCACGAAAGAGCGACGCGAAGGCGCTCACGGCCGGATACGAGGAGGGCGTTCCCTATGCAGGCGAGATAGGCGCAAGCATTCCCATGGAGATAGCGCAGGCCACGCGCGAGGGTGCGCTATCCAAGCAGTTCCTGGGCTCGTGGTACCAATCGACCGTGAAGGGCTCCTTCAATGGAATCTACGGGACTCAGGCCCAAAACGTCTACAAGCCCGACTACATGGTGGACGAATGCGCGGAGCTGCACATAGACCAAGCGACCAAGCCGACGCCGGAAAACTTTTCCGACAAGCAACCGAAGCATCCCATGGTGCTCTATACCTACGGCATGCGCATAGTCGCAGGGTCACGCATGGAGCTCGTGATAGCGATAACGCTTTTATACGAGCGCTTCGGGGACGCGATAGCGGTCACGGGAGGGGACACGGACAGCCTAAAGGTCATGCTCACGCAGGGCGTGACGCCCAACGACCTCATCCAGGCGCTCGCGCCCTTGCACGAGGCCGCTACGCGCGCGCTGGACGTCTGCATGTCCAGGGCAAGGAAGATGTTTCCGGACAAGGCCTCCACGCTTGTGCACGTGGGTTGCTTCGAGATAGAGCCCGCGACCAAGGGCGTCAAGGTGACCTACGATTGGCATATGGAGGGATGGAACAAGGCGCGCATATCCATAGTCGATAACCACGCGCACATCACGTGCGCGGGGCTTTCGCGGCCGGAGGGTGCCTACACGCTGGAGGATTGGTGTGACGGGATGCTCAGGCGTGGCATGGATCCGCGCGACGTGATGCGCGATGCGTTGGGGTACAACACGAACGTCACCTATGACGTGTGCCACGCTTTGGAGCATCACAAGCCCCTTTTCCGCGACCGCTACGAGGGATATGTGACCGACTATCTAGGAAACAGGGCGCACATAGACGAATACGAGGCGGTGGCGCTCTATCCGGCAGGACGTCGGCTAGGGGACACGAGCAAGGGCGTCAACGCGGACAGCGTGGCCTATCTGGAATCGAGATACGGAAGGGATGTAGACACGGCAGAGAAGGAAATAGGCGTGGTATTCAACGTTTGTTTGCTAATAGCGCTCGTGCTCATGGACAGGCCGCACAGGGCCGTCGTGCGCATGTGCTTGCGCGACTTCTACGTGCCTACTCTAAGGAGGGTTTAGACATGGACGACTTCAAGCGTGACTTCTTGGAAATGATTCTCGTGCTCATGATCTGCATAGGGACTTTCGCGCTCGTGACGTGCGCGCTCTTCAACGAGGGCGCGGACATGGAGTTTCCCGACAACGGCATGCCGGAGTGGACCTATGCGCAGGACTAGCGAGGAATGGTCACGCATAGGTTACACGGAGGAGGGCTACATAGATTGGCCTCGCGTCATGAGCTACGAGGCGCCCTATAACCTCATCATCGACGCGCGCACGCGCGGCAAGACCTATGGACTGAGGAAATACGCGCTCAGGCAGGACTACGTACGACGGCACAAGCGTTACGTGGAGCTCACGCGCACCAAGAGCATGCTGGAGGGCAGCGCGTCGCTGCAAGCGGGATACTTCGCGCGCTTCGAGGCCGACTATGGAGCGGATCCGGTTCTATGCGACTATCTGCTCAAGACGGAGGGGCGCTATGGATACGTTGCCAAGAGGCCCGAGGAGGGCAAGAAACCGCAGTGGGACGTGCTTTCCTACTTCATAGCGTTGACGGACGCCCAGGAGACCAAGAACCGTTCCACGGGATTCAAGCCCGTGAAGCGCTTCATCTTCGACGAGGCCATCATAGACCGCTCGCTGGACAACGTGCATGACTACCTACCCGGAGAGATCGAGGCGGTATCGAGCATCATCACGTCGGTCACGCGCGAGAGGCCCGACACGCCCAGGCGCGACCGCAGCGCGCTCTACCTCCTGGGCAACGCGTGCGACCTCACGTGCCCATGGCTCGCGCACTTCGGGATCACCGAGGAGCCCCCAGTAGGCTTCTCGTGGCACTACGACAAGCGGTGCCTGGTCTGGTACGGACCTCCTAGCGAGGAGTGGGGCCGTGCCATGGACGAAACCGTAGGAGGGGCGCTCATAGCCGGCACGGAGGCAGGCGCGGCCGCTACGCGAAACCGCTTCGCAAGCGACGGGGAGACCTACTACCCGAAGCCACCGAAGGGCGCGACGTTCGACTTCGGGATAGCGCACCAGGGCCACGTATGGGGCGTGTGGCTCGATTGGAGGGAAGGGTACTACTACGTGGTGGAGGGCTTGCCAAAGTCTTTGGACGGTGCGCCCGTATACGCGCTCACCGCAGCGGACGCACGACCTAACTACGTGCTAGCGCGCAGGGCCCAGAAGTCGCTGAAGGGCTTTACGGACCTCTACTATCTAGGGATAGTCAGGTATCAGAACCGGGCCGTGAGAAGCGCCTTCCTTGACGCGATGCGGCTCTACGGCATACGATGATAGTATGCGCGTGGCACGTAGGCGCGTGTCGGGACGTGCGGCCGTCAGGGGACAGCCACGGCGAGGAGCCGGCCCCCGCCGCATGGGTTTGGAACCCCACCCGGTGCACCCTACATGATGCTATGTGCTATCATGGCCCCAACGTGCGGAAACGCGCATTGGGGCCGTTTCTAATATTTGGAGGTGCATCACATGGGAGAAGAGGCCGAGGAGATCCGCGAGGACGAGAACGAGGTTGAGGAGGAGGCCACGCCCGAGACGAACGAGGAGGCCGAAGAGCAGCGCACGGACGACTACGAGGGGCTAGTGCGCCGTATCGACGACCTCACGGAGCTCGTGCGCTCGCGGCTCGATTCCATCGCGGAAGCCATCGAGTCGCTTTCCGGTATCGAGCTGGAGAGCGGCGCGCGTGTGGGCGAGGGTACCATCGAGGACGAGATCGAGGACGCCGTAGAGGACGCGCTCGACCTCGAAAATCTCGATCTTCTTTAGGAGGTAATGACACATGGTAAACAACACGACCGTTTTGCAGGCATGCTACATCAACGGCTCCACGGACTTTCAGCAGCGCGTGCCGGATCCGTCCCAGCACAGCGTGGCGCAGGTGCAGAAGTTCCTTTTCCAGCCCATGAACCGAAAGTACCGCAACGAGTTCATCGACCTTCTTTTCAACGTTTTCGCGGTGCAGATGGTTCACCAGCGCATGTACCGCAACCCGCTCAAGAAGAAGCGCGCGGACATTGACTACGGTACGACCGTCCAGGAAATCGCGCTGGACTTCTGCAAGGCGCACAGCTACAAGGACGATTGGGGCCACCGCCCGGAGGACATCACGAACCTTCTGAAGGTGTACCGTCCCACGGGAGAGGTCGCATACCACAGCGTGAACCGCTACGACCAGTATCCGATCTCCATCAACGACATGGAACTGCGCGGCGCCTTCCAGACGCCCACGGGGCTCAACGCGTTGGTCAACGCCGTGATGAACGTCCCTTACAATTCCGGCGAGTATGACGAGTACCAGTACTACAAGCAGATCATCGCGGAGCACGAGTATTACCACGGCTTCTACAAGCACCACATGGACACGCGGCCCAGCAATGAGGCCACCGGTAAGGAGTTCTTGCGCGCGCTTCGCATGTACGCGGACCTCATCACCGTTCCCACCAAGCTCTACAACGCCACGGACGCCAACGTTCCCGTGTGGATCAACGAGGACGAACGCTCTAGCATGGTGCTCTACCTCGAAGCCGACGTGAAGGCCACGCTTGACGTTGACACGCTTTCCAGCGTCTTCAACCTGGACAAGGCGGAGAGCCCGTACCGTATCCAGTTCATCGACTCAATCCCCATCCCCGGCGCCTTCGCGCTCCTCACGACCGAGGACTTCTGGATGTGCGCCGACTACGACGTATCGACCGAGGACTTCCGCAACCCGCAGACCAAGACCACGACGTACTACTACACCGTCATTGGCATGTACTCCGCCTCTCCTTTCGTGCCGGCAATCCTCTTCACCACGGCAGAGGGCACGACTCCGCAGGTCGTGACGCAGACCACGACCGGCCTCAACGTCACGCCGGCAACCGCGAACGTCGCGCGCGGAGGTCAGGTGGCGCTTGTCGCCTCGCTCACCGGCACGCTTGCGGCGAGCGTGGGCGCGGTGGGAAGCGTGCTCCAGGTCGCGCCCGATTCGGTGACCTACGCGCTCGCGGCCGAGACCGCAGCGGAGGAAGGCGAGCCCTTGCAGCTCGACGTGGATACCTACGTGGATCGCTTCGGCATCCTCCATGTTGGTACCACGGTGCCCGTGGGCGCGGTGATCACCGTCACGCTCACCACCACCTACGTCAATCCCAGCGGGGAGACCACGCAATACGACGCGACGGCGACCATTACCGTCACGGAGTAGTGCCATCGTTACGCACGATTTTGCGATAGAGGCGCACGTCATTACGTGCGCCTCTATCGCTATAAGCGAGGTGAACACATGTCAAAGCATTTTCCTCATCTGAAGGACACCCCCTTTCCCCACCTGGACAACGTGGATCCTTATGACATAGACGTGACGTTTGACTACGGCCGCTATGACTACGAGGGCACGATAAAGCTCATGCGCGTTACGTGGCCATCGGACTACAGCCACGTGGTCAAGTGGGCCAACACCATCGCGCGCGACTATTGGTTTGACCATCAACCTGGAGACGTGGTTGAGATCGGGAACGGCTTCACGCACGTTCAACAAGAGTCGGTACGCGTGCCGGTGCCGCTGGACGTGGCGCTCACCTATACGTACGTAGTTTGCCACGTGCCGCAGCTCACGGAGGATACGCCCATAGATTACGAGGCGTCGCGCGGAATCCGTCGTGTGTATGCGTTCATACGCGATTGCGTCTATCTGAGCCCTTCCACCACGGAGCTACGCCTAGAGATCGACTATTGGACCACCTACCTACCCTATAAGGCGCTCCAGGCGGTCACGCTCACCCGTGGGCATGCGCCCATGTACGCGATGGACGCGGACGCGTACCTACAAGAGCCCATCGCAAATTGCAGGCTCCTGGGAGGTGCGGACGTCGGAGGGAACGAGCCCGCGACCATCACCAAGACCAACGAATTCTTGCCGCTTTCGACCGACGAGCTGGTGATGATAATCGCCTCCACCATCCCCTATGCCGAGATCGACAACCTGGCTAGGTCGTCCGCACAGGCCTCCACGCCGCCCACGTACTACGACGAGGCCGGGGAAGTGGGATACCAGGTGGGCGTCTCAGGTTACGCATGGTCGTACGAGGGGCGCAGCTACGCGGACATGGCGAGCCCGTCGCACGTGAGCCCACCATACGAGACCATACCGGGAGGCGCGTACCTCTACGCCATCGACACGGCGAACGTGTACCAGGGGGACCTCGACATAGCGGCCGCAGCCCTTCCGACCTTCTTCACGTCGGCACTTGCGGCCTACGTCGTGCCCTCGGACCTCATCACCAAGGGACGCCGTCACGGGATAGGGACCGTGAGCTTCTACGAGGTGACGCCTCACCCGTGGATGCACGACGTTGGCACGATCGAGCTCACCAAAGACAAGTTCAAGTATCCAGCGGTATATGCGAACATCGCAAAGCTCTACACGAACCAGTACGCCCACGTGGAGCTATCCGACGATATGGGAAACGTGGTAAACGTGCGCGTGGAGGACACGCGCGACGGCACGATAGACATAGCCCAGCAGCTATCGACCGTATGGCCGGCGCTTTCGTGGGACGTGATGGTTACCAACGTAGCGCACCAAAGCGGCAGCGTGCAATATTCGTGGCGGTCCCTTTCCGGCACGCTCACGGACCTAAGCGCGCCGGCGTGCGACATAGCGCGCTACACGCTTTCCTACGGGATCCCCACCTATTCCCTCTATATGTCGGCTTCGCTGGAGAGCGCGGCGCTCACCTGGGACGGTATTCTGCAAGACCGCGCGGACGCATTGCTTTCCTATAGAAGCTCCATGCAGGGCGCCAACCTAGGCAAGGCCAACGCGGACCGCAGCGCGGACACGGCCAATACGAACGCGTACGCCTCCGCTACCACGGACCGCGACAATTCGCAGGAGTCCGCGAGCGTCTCCAAGGCCAACACGAACGCGAGCGCGGATGCCGCCTATACCAACGCTGACAACGAGTGCAACACGAGATCCGCCAACCTTGCGATAACTAAGCAGCTACGCCATGACACGACGGCGCGGCAGAACACGGCTACGGCACGAACCGCAGGGCTTGCACACCAAAACGCGTATGACCAATCAGACGCCGACATTAATTACTCTCTGTATGCCGTAGACGTTCAGGCAAAGTCCGAGGCGGTATCAGGCGCCATGAACATGATAGGGCAAGCGGCCGCAGGCAACCTACCGGGAACCATTTCGGCAAGCGTCGGAACCATCATGAGCGTGACCTCGAAACAGGCGCTTGCGGACCTAGCCGACACCGCGAACGTGGCAAAGCAGGGCGCGACGACGGACTATATCGACCGCGTGGCAGACGAGCAACAAAGTTGCGCGGCCGACATAAGCGGCACCAACACGGTATTAGGCTATCAGGACACGGCAGAAGATAGCCTCACCACCAATAACAACGGCCTACAGCGCGCCAACGCAGCCACCACGCGCAACACCACGAAGGCCAACGCGCTGAAGTCCTACAACCTCGTGGTAGGCGGCGACGGGTACACGGGCACGTCCAATCGCTCGTACAGCACCTCCACGGCGAACGCCGACCGCACGGAGGCCACGACCAAGGCCAACGCGCTCCTTTCGCGCAACGTATCCGAAGGGCTGAACAAGCTCACCCTGGAGAACGCGCAGCGACGCATGCAGGCCCGTTTCGGTGCGCGAAACGCGGAGCCCCCGAAGGCGCACGGATCCTACGGTGGCGAAATGCTGCACGACGCATTGAGGAAAAGGGGCGTGCATGCCCGCATAGTGACCGCGGACCGTGCGACGATCCAGCGCGCGGGGAGCGCGATGCTCCGCTATGGCTACATGACGGACGGCTTGCAGATGGACGCGTTCGAGCTATGCCCAGACGGCCACGACTATTGCTATTGGCAGGTTAGCGACGTCGCTGTGCGCTTCGACGAGGTAGCGAACCGCCGCGCCTTCGACGTCATGCGTGATATGCTCTATGCAGGGGTCACGGTATGGAACGACCCCGCGAAGGTTGGGAGGCTATAGTGCGCGGCATCGACGAGATCAAGCAGGCCCTAGAGGATCCAGAAGCGACGTTCACGGCCGAGGAGGTACGCAAGCTCGTGGATTGGGAGGTCATGCGCGCCACCCAATCCGAGTACCACCGCTCGCGCGTTGTCGCGGTGCAGCAAAGGGCGGCACGAGAGGCCGAGGCCCGGGAAAAGGCGTACGAGGCCATGCAGAAGGCGGCACGTGAGAGGGAGCAACCGCAACTCGTTTTGAAGGTGATCAAGTATGACGAGGGCTAAGAAAAAGAACCAACGCCCGTGCAACCGACACGGATTCCATGGAGAGGTCTATTGGGGCACGGAGAGCTACAACGCAGGACTCTTCCAGATCTACCTAGACCAGGTGATGCGCCTCGCGGTCACGCGCTATAGGTGGATAGGGCTACCCAGCACGTGCGACGCAACCTTTTTGGAAAGGCTTTTGGTGGAGCGCGGACGCGCGACCATAGCGCGCGACGGGAAGAAAGGCCCCTGGATCGTGGCGCGCGCCGTGTATGACGGCAAGCTCAACCTCTACGACCGCCCCACGCGCTGGATAGCGCAATCACGCGACCAGGTGCGCTTCCAGGTCACGCCGCGAAACGGTGTCATGATATACGACTCACCAACCTACTCGTGCATGATGCCGGCCATCGACATGCAGGTGCGCGAGCTCGTGGACATACAGCGCACGAAGCAAATGAACAGGCTTTGGCAAAAGATCCCCTTCATCCTGGAGACGCCGCAGGACATGGAGCTCACCGCAGTGAACCTCCTTAGCTCCATCATGGGAGGCGAGCCCGCGACCATCCAGTACAGGGGTGTGGGAAGCGCCATCGACGTGAAGAAGCTCGACATGGACGTGCCCTATCTGGGCGGCGAGCTCACGGCCGCAGAGGTCAACGTGTGGAACCGCATATACACCATGCTGGGCATATCCAACATCACGTACAAGTCGGAGCGCATGATAGAGGACGAGGTACGCTCCATGTCGGAGCCCGCAGGCATGCAGGCCCTCGCGGGGCTCACCATGCGCAGGCGCGCGGCCGATTGGTGCAGCAAGCACATGGGGTTCGACGTGTCGTGCGTCTGGGCCCAGGACAACGAGAGCGAGAACTACAACGCGGTCCACAACCTCAAAGAGGCCACGAAGATCCTTGCAGGAGACACGCACGGACTATCGGAGGTGTAGAGCATGGAGGACGTTACTTTCCTCGACTGGTCCGAGGTGGAGGCACCGGGGGACCCCGAATATCACGACGTAGCGACCATCACCGTGTCTGAGCTCGTGAGCGACGGAATCCTCACGCGCGAGCGCTGGGACGCGTGCGACTGGTACGACGATGCGCAGCGCGACCGGATGTGGAACAAGTTCCTGGGCCGCTATGCGTGGCGCGAGATAGGCATATTGCCCATCCGTAAGTGGCTGGACAGGCTGAGCGCCACCATCAACGAGAAGATGCCCAAGTACAAGCCCATCTACGAGGCCATGGCCGAGGGCTCCACGCAGCTGAGGCAGGGAAGCGAGTGGCACAAGGCGCGCGACGTCTTTTCCTCGTTCCCACAGTCCAGGCTAGGCAGCGTCAACCAGGACTATGCATCGAGCGGCAACGACCGCGAATACGAGACCATACGCGACGTCGGCCTCATGGACGCGCTCAGGGACAACGACTATGATGATGTGGACGTGCTATTGCTTGACGACCTCGCGCCGCTCTTCTTCGGGCTCGTGAGCGTCAACGTCAATTACTAGGAGGTAGGGCATGGATTATCAGGAGCTCATGCAGGCAATAGGAAGCGTCGGCTTTCCCATCGTGGCATGCGGGGCGCTCTTCTACATGATCAACACGACGTTGAAGGAGCTTTCCGCAAGCATCGACAGCATGACCAGCGTTCTAACGAGGCTGGACGATAAGATAAAGGAGGCGTAAGGACATGCCCATACCCATCCCCATACCGCCCTATAGCGCATTCCTTCCGAGTGCGCCCGTGATCCCGAAGCTCTATTGGGACACGTTCAGCCAAGAGCAGCGCATACACCGCATCTGCGAGGAGCTTTGCAAGATCTGCGAGTATGCCAACAATTTGGGTATCGCCATCAACCTGGATCACGAGATCATCGAAGAGCTCCAGAAGGAGTTTCAGAAGTTTAAGGAATCCGGCTTCGATGATTACTATAAGGCACAGCTCCTAGATTGGATCAACAAGCATTTCGCGGAGCTCATGCGAGAGTTCCTGAACCATGGCGTATACTTCGGTTTGACGGAGGACGGCTATTTCTGTGCCAACGTCTTGTGGCAACTTACTACGTACTTCGATACCGTCATGGACTACGCAAGCGACGATTACGGCCGTCTTGTGCTCAACTACTAAGGAGGTCGCAGCTATGGCAAACAATGATCCCTTCACCCCCGAGGAAGTCTCGCAGATCCTGGAGGCGTTCTTTGAGACCGTGGGCACGCGGCAGTACATCGGTGCGCGCTATGTGCCCATCTTTGGACGCAAGGGCGAGGAATCGATCGTATGGGACAACAGCGCACCATATGAACCGCTCACCATCGTTCTATACCAAGGAAATTCGTTCACGTCTAGGCAGTACGTGCCCAAGGGCGTTGAGATCACCAATGAGGAGTTCTGGGCCGAGACGGGCAACTACAATGCCCAAATCGAGCAGTATAGGCAAGATGTGTTAGAAGCTATAGAGTACATAAAGGAGCTTGTCGGTAGTACGGCAGTACCTAAATGTGAGCTTCTTTTCACTGGTGTGGTACCTGAAGTTAGTAATACGCCGTTTACTATCTTTAAAATACCCGTCAATACGCATATTTTTCAATTTAGTAAACGTGATTATACATACTTTACTGATTGGAGAACTTTTCTAAAAGATTACAAGAAGCCAATACTGTTTGTTAACGGTTCTCTTGATGGTATTGAAATTTCAGATGGTGTGATTCAACGCAATCAAACTAGTGGCAATTATTGGACTCTTTTCGGTATAAGAAACGGACTACCCGCGTGTATTGACCAACCACCTACTGTAAATAGATATACAGCGGACCAAATGCTCGCAAATGGTTGGTCTTTTGTATGCGGTGCTTTTGCCAAATTTATAGAAAATGGCTATACGGTTGATTTGTCCGTTTATAGCGATTGTTATAGTTACAGCGATTCAATTACTGCTAGGGGTGAACGAACAGCATTTGGCTGGGATGATAAATACTTCTATATTTTCGTATGCAATGGTCGTAGACCTTTCGCTAACGGTTTCAATTATGAGGAACTTGTAAAGTGCTTTAAATACTTTTCGATTCCAAACGGCGTTAATATGGATGGTGGTGGATCGACACAATGCTATCTAAACAATCCGTTATTTGAAGTTACGCAAGTTAGCGAAACGGACGCACGCGTTTTCGAACCTACGCTAATAACTAGGGGCGTTCCTTTTATGATTGGGTTTGGTGATATAAATGATTAATTCAGATACTATTATCACTAAAAGCGGTATGACGCTAGACGATGAACTGTCTATCATTAAAGGATATATTGAAGCTAATGCTCAAACACCCGATTACGCAATCTTGGTCGTAAACGCTTCGCTTGCCGTTGTGCGAAATGGCCCCGCTGTATTTGTTCCGATGAATATAAATGGTGCGCATCGTTTTAAAAACGGATACGTAAAAGTTAATGATGATAAGTCAATTAGCTGTATTGCGACGACAGATACCGTTGGATACTATTTCCTTGATTTTTGTTGTGATGCACCAATCGCAAACGATTTGCTACTTTCTGTAGCTTGGTATGAGACCGATTATAGTAACGAGTTTGATGATTTTGCAAATGCACCAGCCGTAAACTATACGTTAAGGCGAACTTTGATACCTATGCCGCGCATGCTCGACGGTTCGTACAAAGGCGCCGATATTGATTACATGTCACACTGGCGCTATAGCACGTCTAACAGTTCCTTGCTTGGTTTGCATCAAGATAAGAAATACATGCTTGGTTTGAAGGTATACTGTCCAGAAGAGGTAGATAGTGGCGGAAACCCAATCCCATATACTGGAACCATAGATATGTCCATACGTGGTTTGATGGTGTTTGGCCGTGGTTACTGATTTATGTAGCGACTTATACGCCCAAATAAATAACGGAGGCGCACGTTATTGGAATTGGTACACCGATAACGTGCGCCCGGACCAAGGCTATTTCGTCAACGGACATGACACGCCTTGGTGCGCGGAGTTCGTGAGCTGCAACCTCCTATGGTGGGGAGCTAGCTCAATCTGGTTTCCATCCTCCACGACGTTCGACGCTACGTGCATCGAGCCAAAGGACCGTATCTATGGCATGGATCTAAGACCTTTGGACGTGATCTCGTTCGATTGGGGAGAGGATGATCGTCATAGCGGAGACCATACGGGGTTCGTCGTGAGCGTGCATGATTGGGGTTGCGTGACCATAGAGGGCAACACGGGCCCCAACTTGTGCGTATGCGAATGCCAAAGGCTTTGGAGCGTCATTCTGTTTGGTATCAGGCCGATCTATCCGGAGGTGCCCGAGGTGATCACGGACGATGACATTGCGCGCATGGCACGCGGTAACGCTGAGTACGTGTACGGTGATCGTGACCGCGAGGAGAACCGCAATCTGTACAACGCAACGCAATGGGCATTAGATACGTCTCTGCGTGTTGAGGCACGCGTGAGCAATTGTGAAAAACTTTTGAACGAAATTTTACAGAAATTGAGCTAGTACGTTTCGCGTTTTTCTGCTATAATGGTATCAAGCAAGGGTCCAAGAGACAAGGAGCGGATACCATGACTAGCTACGAGTACACGATTTACGAGCTGCACTATTACGTCGAGCACACCCACAAGGATAACGACGGTAGCATGAACGTACATACCGGAGACGAACACATCCGAATCTTTAGCACGATGGATGAGCTCGAGGACACGATAGAAGATCTCAAAGAACGTTACGACGGACAGGAAGAGATTCATAGCTATGGCACGACCTCTAAGAGACTTTCTAAGGCCACGTACATAGAGGCACGTACCACCAAACGCATCTTCGCAGTTGTCTAGCTCCAACCCATCACATAGGTGCTCGATCTAGCCCCTCTGGTGTTTGCCAGGGGGGCAGTGTGTTGTAGCCTATAAGA